TAGTCAAGAATACGTTGGTATAATACAAAATCAAGATAATAGCATAACCACCATCTATGATTTTGGTAGCATAACCGACCTCGAAACTAAGAAAAAGTTTTTAGAATTAGCTAACATATGGTGGTGGGAAAGCAACAGAACAGTACCCATCAATATATTTCTAAAACATGAGTGGCAGCCGTTTAGAACTTATCTGCGTACTTTCATGAATAAAGACTTAGAAATTTTACATGGGCCAGTATGTAGTTTAAGTGAAATTGCTCGCAAGAAAAGTAAAAGAAAATCTATTACTTTAGTTAGACGTATCGAGTAAGTTCATGTGTAGTGCTACTAACATTGAATAACTAAGCGAGTGCGCTTTCTTAAATACGAACCCCCGACTAGCATCACCATCCCAAACACTATCAAATATCTCACTCCAAGGTTTATTCTGTAAATGTGCCTTTCCTGGACGTATAACAGCTATAAAAGCAGCCATGCGGGGTATCGAATCAGGGCGCATAGTCTTCAATAACTCTGTATAATTCCCTATATGTACTAACTGTTTAGCCCATTCGGCGTCTTCCCACAGCCTATTCCAAGTTGGCTCTTTTGCCAACATTTCTTCATAGTGATCTGGGTCTTTTATTAATTGATATACCGACATATTCAAAAGATCAATCTTAAAATAACCTCTAATCCCGGCATCTTCGTAGTCTATGGCAGCACAATTATTGACAGGATCATAGGGAATATCCGTCACGTAAATACCGCTGTTATGTTTTCGAACTGGAGTTTGACCACGCAGTCTCGCAGGCGTATGTTTAATAAGATGTAAAACTTGTTCGCGATCTGCTAAATCTATATCGATATCTGCGCTCATCACCACCCTGCCTTTATTAAGATTTCCTGCGCTTCGGCTCGATTAGCCGGATCTTCGCGTAATTTTTTCGTCCATACATCAGCATCAATATACGGCCAGATGATGCTACGTTGTTCTTCATTTAATTCAGATAAAAATCTCTGCCCAGATTCAGATGTATACAATACCCATGCGCTAATACGACCACTTATGATGGCGTGTATTATGGTATTGGGATTACCATATCTTAAAAAATCATGTGGGGGAGCATCTTTATCTTCGGACCATGTAATAGAATATTCAATAGCCCGAGCTAACGCATCTTCCATGCGCTCTAATTTAAGATATTGAAGAAGATATTCTTCATAGAGTTTATCACTACACCAATAGTCTAACTTTTTATTCTGTTTAAGTACCCACTCGGTAAATCTTGCAGGATTGATCACCTTGGTATCGACGCAATATCTTCCAAATTTTACAAATGCTTTATAATACGGACTTTCAGCAAAATCCTCATAAGTTTTTAACTTTGCTGAGCCTTGTGTAAGCTCATAGAATTTTAAATAAGCATTAAAACCCATACGTACACCTACTTCATCTCGCTCAGTATGCCTACGTCTTGGCTCGCAACTATGTACAGTGAGACTAGACTCTTTTATAAAATCTCGTTTACAATACTGACACGTATACTTCATTTTTCGATAACATGATCATGCAGATATTTGTCGATGTCTTTCTTGTTGTTGATCTCAGCCAATAATTCTAAATCATCACGTTTCATATTGGGAAACAGCTCCTCTAATATTTTTTTACTTTTATTGGCACCGGCTTCTTTTTTCTTTGGCGAGATCCAATTGTGTCGTTGCGGACCCAAATCTGGACTTACAGTAGTAGCGCATAACCATTGTAACTGCGGGTGCCGATTGATGGCAAAAAAGTGTTTATTAAAACGCTCGTTACAACTAATAAGATAAAACTCTTGTAAATCTCTGCTACCCTGAACCGAACTACCCCATCTTATCATCAGATAGTTACTGAACTTTTTACGTTCTTCGTCGGTTAGCTCTCGATAAAAGTTTCGATCTTTACAATCAAAACGGTTCATCTCATTACTAATGTGCAATTTATCCACGTTGCAATTTCCCCGCTATCTGACTAATCTGATCTTTTAAACGTACTACATCACGCTGGAGCTTTTTAATATATCTATCTTGTTCTAAGATTCTCAATTCGAGACTACTGATCTTTGAATCAACATTGGGCGGTGTTTTATCCATCACCTCTCTGGGTTTTATAACTGTCGATGATGTATATTGATTTTTATTTTCAGTAGTCATTAAAAAACTTGCCTATAATCTACTATCTCACAATTACGACTTATATCTTTTACAAAATATACACATTCTGGTTCTTTGTCATCACTTAACGGTACACATAGCAACTGCCCATTCTTTAATTTGGGAGCGTACCAAGTTAAATCTTGATAGACATCTAGTATTTCAACATCTAAAAAACTAGGCCTAAAACTAGACAACGGATTAAACTGAAATGCTTTAAATCCCCGGTCATTTAATGCTGATAGCGGGATCACTTCAAGATCGCCAAAGTCTGGTTCACCAATTAGTAATTGCCAGTCAACTGGCATACGCACACGGTGAGCACCGATTCGCAATACCAATGCCGGAGCAGTAAAACTCTCTAAAAATATCAACGGTATATAATGGTAGTCAACTTCATGTGGGTTTGAATTATCTAAGATAGCAAACCGCATATCATCTATCTCTTCAGGTAAATGATCAAGTTCGTAGTATTTGTTTTCATCAAGGGTTAAGATTCTCATAGTCTTATTATAGCAGATGCTCCGGGTAAGGTCAACCTTTATTTCCACTCTAATTTCTCTTGAGTAAATGGATAGTTTGCATCTTTATAAAATGCCTTTCTCTTTTGTAGATGTCTTTTAGCGAAACGACATGTTGATGTAACATCCCAGATTTCAACATGATCTTTATCTTCTGCTTTGCGTATACCACGACCAATTGATTGTATGACGCGCACAAAGCTCTTGCCAGGTTCCACTAATACCAAATTAAAAATTCTCGGAATGTTAATACCGACAGCAGCGACCCCGTAAGTTGCTACAATGATTTTGTCAGTACTGGTAGCAACTTCATTGTATTCTTCATCACGTTCTGTTCCTTTGGTAGCACCGCTGACAAAGACTGCCCTCTCTCCTAGCATTTCAACTAATGCATGCCCTGCTGCTACTCTATCTACTAAGACTAAGGTATTTCCTGTCGCATTTACTTTTGTCACCAAATCTGCAATAACCTTAAGTCTATCCGTGTCTTCGAGTAGAAATTTTAATTCATTTTGATATGTGGGAAAATCAGCATGATCTACTAATTGTACGATGTTTACGTGACACTGTGCTAATACACCTCGATCTTGTAATTCGCTAGCAGATAGTCGATTAATAACTGGCCCAAGACTTATATTCAGTGCCTGTGCTTCGGAAATTTCTTTAGGCACTGTGCCTGTTAAGCCCCATCGAATTGGTATTTTAGACATCACACCAGTTAAGAGTGTCTTTAACGCATCAGCTTTAGCCATATGTACTTCATCAACCATCACACAAACAACATCTTCTAAAAAATCTTGTATAGTATAGTCACCAACAGCATTTTTAGTATTTTTCATTAAAATATTAAGGCTTTGCCAAGTACATATGGTATGTGTTTTACCAAACTCTTTTCTATCACCAAAAAATACGCCTACATCTAACCCCAATCCGCGATAATCCTTTTCAGTTTGTGTAACCAGAGATTTGTTTGGGACAATCACTATAGTGCGTCCGTGCGCTTCGCATCGCTGACTTAATGCTGCGGTCATGATGGTATTATGATGTATCAGTCCGTTGGCATCATAATATAAATGCGGAGCATCAATCCCAACATCAAAACAATCTTCGTCAACTTCGTTAGTTATTTTTGTTATGGTAACGCTTCCCAACAAATGATCTACAGTAGACCCAACATCTAGATATTTTACAAAAATATCATTATCGTTTTGACGCAATATATGATTCTTGGCAACTTTAATAGAATACCCGTTATTAAAATGTAGTTTGACCATTGGTAAATTACATTTTTTAATAAACCAATTAACTTTTGCTTTTTTATCTAAAGCAGGGACATATATATCTAAATCAGAGGTAGAGATTTCTACATTATCGTCTAACTTAGTGTTGGTAAACTCTTCAATATATTCTGCTAATTTTCCAATTGATAAATCTAATATCACTTAATAAAATCCTTACATTGTTGTATAATTGCAGCAGGGTCGTTAATGTAGTCATTCTCCCAAATTATCAGTACACTATATCCATTATTTTTCAAATCTTGTATTTTACGTTGATCGTGATCCCAGACATCTTTAACTTTCTTTTTCCGTATCATGTCTTCGGGTTTGTAAATTTTAGGATTTCCATGCCAATAATCGCCATAGTATTCTATAATTTTGTTATTATGCAAATAATCAACCCGATGCACTTTTTGTTTTCCGCGTATTGTTTTTTCATTAGGGCCATACAATCCAACTTCTAAATGTTCAAATAATTCTTGAGATTTTTTACT